TTGCAAATTTAAAGATATGATCGCCTTTTTCTTCAAGATACAAACATTTCATTGGACCAAGAGCATTCCATAAGAGCCCTAATCCATCAGTAAATTTAAATGCACCTTCGTTGAGAATGTCTTTAATCTTCATGGCTAAATCCTGTATTAAGTATATTTAGCTTATTGACGTTGAATTATCCTCAGCGTATCTGCTACCTAATCCTGTTGGGCAATTTGGAGTTCCGCAAACATAACCCATTACAGGGTAAAGCTTTAGCCCGCATTTTGGGCAGCATTGCTCGTCTTTCGGAGTGCTTGGTAGCGTAGGTGGTATGTAAGGGGCTTCAGTCATCTCTAAACTCCGGTGGAACGTCCCAGCCCATCTTGTCCGCAGCCTCGCGATAGCCAGCTTTTTGGGCTTCTGTATATGCTGGCGGAATTTGTTCGAGTGCTAACCTTGCTTTTTGCCAAGCAATAGGTTGGCGTTGGCTGTATTCAAGCTTTGCTTCGACGCATTCTTCCTTGTAAGCAAGATTTTCTTCGTATTTCTCGGCTGTTTCTTTAAGATCCTTACAGGCAACTAATTCTGCTAACGCTTCGCGCAGAATGTTGTGCTGTGTCACTCGCAGAAGTTCACTCACTTTTTAGCCTCGCTAGTTTTTCAAGAAGGACATCTATTCTCTCGTGCAATGATTCGATTTCTCTTTCAGCAAAGTAGATATTACGACGTTTGTTGTAATCAATCATCTTGCTTCGCAAATCATACTCTGGGGCAGTTACGATTTTAATCGCCCAATCGCAACCGCCTAAAGCAAAACCCAATGTCCACATCCACCCCTCGGGCGTAACTGTAACACCGTTAACTACAACCTGCGGGGCGAATGTTTCAGTCATGTTTTTGCAACAAGCAAAAAGAATCGTGCCAATCTCCATGATACTGATTCATACTGCTATCAATAATTTTTAGATCAGCCCACTTAGCTAATGCATTCCATCCGTCGGGTAGAATTCGCCAACAGTCAACTGGAAAGCGATGAATGGTCGGAGTTGTGGGTGCGATTAGAATTGCGTAGCCACCTGGGACAAGAACTTTTTCAATCTGTTTAATCGTAAGCCAGGGATATTCGATATGTTCAAACGCTTGTCCGGAGATAACAAGATCAAATTTTCCCATAAATCTAAGTCCCCATTCGTAGGGATCATCAGGAATTACATCTACGTTATTGCCAGGTTCTACATCTAAGCCAGTATAAACATAACGGGGCGAAGGAAACATTTCTTTGTAAGTACGATTCTCTCCTACCTGTCTTGATCCAACATCAAGCACTTTCGTGGGTTCAGTCCAAGGGTCAACAGCAATCAGATTCACATAATGCCACATTATGTCAAGAGATTCTTGATGCATTATTTTGGATCCTCCGGAATACTATCAATCCAGTTCTTGTAGAAATTATATCCTTTGTCGTCCATTACTGCATCCCAGCTTTGTTCGAGTTCAGGAAATTGTTGACGCAGCAAAGTAAAGACGTGAGTGTTTGGCAAGCGGGCTGGCGAAAAATCGTTTACAATCGTCCAGCCAAGCAAACCCAGCAGCTCAACAACTGCACCGCTACGACAAATGCCGGCATGACAATGCACCCAGATATTCTTTTCAAGGTCGCGAGCTTGCTTGATAACGTTAGCCATCTCAATCGCCTGCTCAGGCTGCATAACGCCATCCCAAGGTGGAGTCTCGTCGTCGAAGAAGAAGAAGAAAATCTTTTCGAAGTTGGCTTTGATTTCCGGCTCCATAGACGCGGCATCGTTAATGCTAATCAGCCAGTCGCGATGATCTAGCTCAAACGGGAATCTCGTTTGAACGACGGCTCGGGGGAAATTTGCTGTGAACTTATCCATATTACTACTATACGCTACTTTGGATAGGCTGTCAACCTACTTCATTGTAACATCTTCCATGCCCGCAACCCGTAGTCGAACTATGCTGCTGAGTTGATAGTTTTTGGATTCGATGGCTTTCATTATGCCCAAATATTGATTACGAAGTAGGGCTACTTCGTTGATAACCGACTCATAGTCTACGATTTCGTCTTCACCATCAACATATTTTTCTACATCGCGACTAGACAACGCCCGTTGATAGTTTTCAAGATACTTTTGGAACCACTTGCGTCGTAGCTTGCGTAACTGAATGTTGAGGTGATTGAGCACCGCTTCAATTTCTTGTAACTGATTGAAACGATGCTCTGTAATCCCCGGTAACGCTCTGATACTTTGCTCTACAATGCCGCTGATACGGCAATCTTGTCGTGCATCTACTAACTCACGTTGATAGTGATTGATAAAATCTGGCAAGTTTACCAAATCTTGCACAACTTTGCTGTACCATGTTTGTTCCATTGCTCACCTTTCGTCCCATTCATCATCTTCTAAATGGTCGTCTTCTTCGCGTTCGGTTCCTAATGTTTCTCGTACTGCATTCTCGAGATAATGATCAATATCGGCTAGCACCCACAGATCGTCGTCTTCCATTCCTGTATCAGCTACAACTGTGACGAACTGATCTGCGGCTGCCTGCCTGTCCTTCTGAGTAATGTAGTCCTTGAGACTGCGCCAAACTTCAATTGCTTCATCTATCTGCATTTTATCTCCTGCGCAAGATGCGTATACTTATGCCGCTTCTGCCACAGGAGTCTCAACTACATCTAGATTCCATTCATCCATCACAACTTTCAGTTTTGGCTCATCCCAATTCTTGCGGAATGCTTTAATCACTTCGCCTGACCTTTTGCTAGTGTAGGAATACTGATTGCCTTCCTTTACCAAAGCCCCGCGTTCTTCAAACAAGTCAAACAATCCGCTACATGGATCCATGCCTGTGTCATACGGGATTTTGATGTCAACTGCTTCGAAAGGCTTTGCATAGCGTGTCTTCATTACCTTACACGCTGCGCGAATGCCAGTAACTTCAGAGATCTTGTTACCTTCAGAATCTTCCTTCAGCTTGCGCTTCTTGATAGCTACAACGATCGAGCTTGCGTAAATGAAGCCCTGACCACCACTAATTTTGTCGTCAGGATCAAACATATCCTGCGACGCGTAAGTATGATTGGTAGCAACTAACCCGATGTTCAGGTTACCAAACATATTTACAGAATTGCGGACTAACGAAGTCAACGCCTTTGGCTTGCGCCCCATGTCACCCTTCATATCGCCGGCCTCAAACTGATTTACGTCGGTAGGAGTTAGCAACATTCCAAGGCTGTCAATAATGAACAGAACCTTGGGCCTATCAACCACGGGCATTTCTCGGTAGTCCTTTACAAACGTTGAAATTGTCTTAGCTACGTCATCAATCATAGCCATGTTGAGTTTGAGCAGCTTGTCCTCGGCGCAATCAACGCCAAGTGCTTCAAGCCACAATTCGTCTAGCGCATTTTCTGAATCGATTAGAATCGGAAAAATACCTTGTGCTTGCGCTTGACGTACTAAGTTCGCAGAACAAATATAGCTCTTACCGCTACCGGGTTCACCGGCAAAAACCGTTACTTTACCTAGCGGAATTCCACGATAGAAATCTCCGCTGATCAAATAATTCAATGCATAGTTACCCGTTGAAATCCAGTCAGTGGGATCATTAAAACCAACCGATAATCCTTCGATTGCTTTGGTGATCTCCTTTCTAAACTTGCTTGGGTCAAATGGTTTGGTCATGTTTCGCTCCTAAGGTAAATGAGAGCGGGATTGCTCCCGCCCTCGATACTTCGTCTTACGCTGCCTTGTCTGTCTTGTTACGATTGCGAATCAAAGCTAGGATGTCTTGCGCTCTGGCGTTTGGTTCTGCGGTTGTAACAACTGGCGTTGCGGCAACGGCTGTCGCTTCGTCTGGTTCAACGACTGGATCAGCGTCTGGTGCTGCCTTAGGTGCTGCGGCCTTCGGAGTTTCAAATGTTTCGGCATCAGCAGCATCAGCAGTCGCCGCAGCCACACCGGCCGGACGATAATACTGACCCCACTTGTCGTTGTCGAACGGTTGTCCGTCAACAGATGCTTCAAACATTTCCTTGATGACCTTCAGTTCAACTTCACCCGGCTTCTTCGGAAGGAACGTCGACAAGTCAACGAGATGATACTTTTCGATGGCTGCTTGTTCTTCTGCTGTAAGAGCCGATGTCTTCATCGACCACGATGACGTGCTATAATCAGCAAAGCCACCCTTACTGGTCTTTGTGACACGGAAATCACGACCAAGAACAAAGTCAGTCGGCAGATCCTCAACTTCTGGATCCAGCAACGCAGCCTTGATCAGTGCAAAGATTTGCGGGCTGATAATGAACCTACGGATTGGATTTTCTGGAAGTTCTTCAGTCTTTTCCAGCGGGTTGTCGCGAACGAAACCTTGGTAAATGTAACTGCGCTTCTTCCAATACTTGCGACCCATTTCTTCAAGACTCTTGTCCTTGAACCATGGGCGAACTTCTGTTAGAACTGGACAAGTCTCGTTCCACATTTCCATACACGGAACTTGAACGATTGTCATCTTGCTGTCCGATTGGCCCTTGACACCGGCAAACGGAAGTTTGATCATTGCACGTTCAACCCAGAAGTACGGATTCTTTTCATTGCCATCAGGCAAGAAACGTAGAGCCGCTGTTTGACCTTCTTGGATGTTCCACTGGGGGAATACTGCTTTGTCGCCGAAACTTGCTGAGGTTTTCTTGTTGTCTTGCGCTTGTAGACGTGCGCGGATATCTGCTAACGATGCCATTTTAATGCTCCCTAAATGAGATTTACAAAACTGCTTTTGGTACTACCTAGTGTTTTTACTGCTCCCTAATGCATAACATACATTATGCATGAAAGTATTTATCATCTCAAGACAAAAGGTAAAGAAAAAGCGGCTAATTTCGCCGCTTTTCTTTTTACGCTTGGTTAGCGTCTAATACGTTCTGCTGACCATTTATCGGTTGGTGTTTTAACCGCTCTGACCGTATTGTCCGGATTTGTCATCGGCATTAGGTCTGTGGGTTCGAGTGGCTTTGACATTGCAGCAATGGCACGCTCTTTCCAACTTTGGTGATTGGCTGCGGTATCAAATCCCTCATCCATTTCACCGCCAAAATATTCTTTAACACGAGGATCAGATTTTGCTACGCGCTTTAGTTCGCCCACTCGTGTATACCATCCACGACCTTGAACATCACCAATCCAACATTTGTTGCCATCGGACTGGCTCATAACGTAGACTTCACCTCTATGATCATTGTAGGGCGAGTCTGGCTTGAACTCAACATACTGGCCGTCGTGTAGTGCTTCGTTTAGTTCTG